ATTCCACAGAGCCGAACTGAGGTTCGACGTGAAATTAGTGTTGTAGCCGATGACGTGCCGGACATTCGGATCGACCGGGTAGTAGTTGCTCGGGACAGAGATAATCCGCCCGTACATATCGACGCCCCGGGTCGATATCTGGTTGCCGAAATACTGCGAGTCCACCGTGTAGTTAACACACGCGGTGTCGGCATACATCATCCGAGCTTCGGTTATTTCGGTGTACGACCGCCAGCTAAAGGTATCCTGTATCTTGGTGTCGGTAGCATCCTTCTTGAACCGCTGCAGCCGCACTTGCCACGGGGCCTTGCCCGCAGGCAGCGCGATACGATACTGCATATCGACCGGGGACATGTTCTTCTCGCTGATCGAGATAACCCCGTCATTGGAGTAGTAGCCGACGTTTACCCGGGTGCCTTTCACGATCCTAAAGGTATAGGCCGTCGTGCCGAAAGCGGGCGTCTTGGTGTAGAACGTCCGTTCGATGTAGGCCGTCTTGACCTGTCCGGTGAGGTCCTTGTCAGCGGTGAACTGCCCGCTATCGGAGCCTAGCTCGTACCACGGACCCGACCCTTCCAGCCCCGCCTGAGTGTACTCAACCTTGAGTTCCCACGGGCCTGTCTTGGTGAGAGTTGTCGAAACAGTAGCGGCGATGCCAGACGCTACCGGCGTGGTGAGCGATCCGGTCGCAAGAGGGCTAAAAAGCCCCGGCCAATCGGGAAGCTGCCAATCTTCCCCGTTTGGCTTAATCTGCCAGCGGAATTGGATGGAGTTACCGTATAGGTCGCCCTTGTCGGTCTGGGCATACAACGCGTCAACGCGCATGGTCACGCGCAGAGCGTCTAGGTCCTCATTGGCGATGGTGCGGATTACCCCGCCGCCTACAGTGCAATAAGCCGCAGCGCCCGTACCACCGCCGCCAGTGAATGTAACAGGCACCGTAGCCGTTACAATGTTAGCGCCGAAACCGGTCAAGGTTACGCTCACGACCTTGCCACCAGATACGGTGGCGTACCCGGTCATGCCGGGATTATTCGGAAAGGTCACGTCCGGTTCGGAACTGTACCCGCTGCCGCCGTTCGTAACCACCGCCTTTTCCGCGATGTTCAACGATGCCTTGGCCTGCTGATCGACGTTTACTTCCGTCTCAACGTCAGTCAGCCCGACGAACGGGTCCTGCGTGGGATAGCCGTAGCGAAAATCCGTGAACACGCCCTTGTAGTTGTACGTGCCGTCGCCATTCTGGAGCGGCGTGCCCCCGAATGTGAATGACTGCCCGGCGTTCTTCGGCCCTTTCACGGGGCCTTCTGACAGAACCTCGGTGAACCGGGCAATAGCCTTTGACCGAATACTGTCCGGGGTTTGGACAGGGCGATAGACTTGCTGCTGTTGCGGAGCCGGACTACCGGACTTACCACCAGCGCCTTGAGGTACCGCTACGCCTCGGTTAGGCAGAATTCCGTCGGGCATGATTAGATGTCCACGTCTACAACAGCGGGGGAAGTGATGTCGGTAGCATTCGGATCGATGCGCTCATGGAAGACGCCACCCGATACCACGATGCTGCCGCAGCGAAAGAAGCCGTAGCACACAGGCACGCACATTCCCTCTTCCTCGGAATTGATAACCCCGTTGAACAGGAAGCTGGAGCGCTTGTCGGAATTGTCGCTGGTCACGTCAGCGTCAGGTATAAGCCCATCCTCTTGCGATGGTGTGGGCGTTAGCAACTGCGCTACGCCGCCCAACACAAGGGCCGCGCCGAACAACGCTATACTGGACATGGATATGCCCAGAAAAGTCGTGCTAGCCATCAAGCTGCCCGCAGCGGCCAGAGACATACCTCCAGTAAACGGAGTTGCGGCGATAGCGACGGCGATAAGCAACACTCCGAGAATGATGCCGAACACTCCGCCCTTGTTACCGCCGCCCGAGCCGAAGGGTACCGGAACGAAATGAATGTCCTGTCCTTGCGGACAGTTGAAATCCACCATGTCCGGGTGCAGGGCGTTGTCGTTGGCAAGGTCCCCGAGAATGATCCGGTAACTGCCTTCGCGAAAGGCCCGGGACACCGCTCCCGGGTAGTTGGCGTCAACGATGCGCAAGGCATGCGCGGGGCTGTTAGCGGCGAGCGTAAAGGTCTGGCGACCAAGCTCTTCGGCTAGATGCCCGTGGAAGTGTACTTTGCGCTTGACGACCATGTTTGCAACCGTTTGCAAAAGTTACGGAGCGTAACGCAGGCACTTGGAAATGCTGCTGCGCCACGCATGGATGTTGTCGCGTCGGGAATAGCGGACACGGTTCTCGGAGCCCCACAGATGGTGTAGGAGAATGTCGTTCCCCGAGTACACGCCGCAGTGATTGATTTTCTGCGACATGATGTGCATGAGAAGGGCGTCACCCGGCTTAAGCTGCCGGAAGTCGATTTCCTTGAACCCCATGTCCGCGAAGTTATCGCGCAGCACTTCGTCGCCGGTGTTCCACCAGTTGGCGTTGCGGGGGAAGTACGGCAGCGACACGTTTCGCTCGCGCTTGTACCATTCCCGGGCAAGTTCGTAACAGTCATCCACCCCGTGCCGGAACACTCGCCCTTCGTAGGGACGGGTCATGTCCCGGGCTTGATCCCCAAACCAAAAAACTTCCCGGACGGAAGTCTTGTTGTTCATGACGACAATGCCGAAGGGGAGGGCTACGTCCCGCTGGCTGATCATGTCGCTCTTGCTGGGGTGCGCCGTACCAGAGGAGTGACTGTGCACGACGGCACGGACTACGCCGGAAAGATACAACTCATGCCACGGGGCCGCCGCCATGAGGAAATCCACATGAGGCTGCTCGGCCACGTTTGGGATGGGGATGTACGCATCCTCAGTAAGCACCCCGCAACTCTCTTCGGGGAATTGCTCCATGGCGTGGCGCTTCATGTCTTCAAGTAGATTGGGTGCAACGCTGAACATTACCGCATCCTTCCAGCGCCGGGGAAGTGGTAGCCCGGAATGGGCTCAGTGCCGAACCGCTTCTTGCAATCCGAATACTGCTTCCCGCAAACGTCTTTAGACATGTCCCCGGTAACCGCCCCGAGGATCGTATAGTAGGTATCTCCTACATAGGGACAGTCTGCCACGAAATCCCCTTTGGAGTAAACCAAATTCTGCGTCTCGGGGTCGAACATTCGATATACCCGACGACAGTAATTACGGGTGATCTTACGGCCCGGAAGGCTTTCGCCCTCTAGGTCCGTCCACGCCTCCAATTTGAATTCGATGAATAGCCGGTTCTGCCCCGATTTCTGGGCCACCCGGTAAACGTCTGGCGGCCAGAAAGCGGTGGGGTCCGCATCGGGCCATCCATCCAGATACTTCGCCAGAGTGCGAATACGCGTGATCTTGGCTCCGACGAAATCTTTGTACTGCGTGGTGGCCGCCGTCAGGGTACGCTGCGTGTTGGCGAACCTCACGACAGGGGTGGGCAACTGCCCGCGACCGGATACTTCGAAGCCATCGACTTGGATATCGATGGGGGTGTACACCTGTCCGCCGAAGCTGACAAGGCCGTTGTTAGGCCCCTCCAAATCCGTGGTGTTGGTGAAATGTTCGATGGTCCCGCCAAGGCTGGTTGCGTCCAACTGAAACAGATGGACGCTGGGGCCTATGGCTAGGTTTTGCTCGTCGGTTTCTAAGGGCATTTTGCAACCGTTTGCAAATCAGGTGGGAAGGTCGAATTGCTGACGGAAGGTGGCCGTCAGCTTCCAGAAGCCTACCCACATCGGCACTTCGGTGTATTCCTTGCACGTAAAAATACGTGCTGTGCTTTTGCTGGGTGGGGTCCAGTAGAACGCCTGCCATCCGGCACGTTCATCCAGAAAGTCCACGATGACTTCCTTTTCGACCGTGGGCAGCATGTTCCATGTGAGCGCCCATTCTTCGCGCCGTGGGTTGATACCATCCACGGCACGTTGGCTGTAGTTGTCCCCGAACTCGGTTTCCAGAATACGGAAGGATACCTTGCTCTGGATGCCCTGAAACTCGGGCAATTGAATGCCTTCAGGGAACGTGAGAAGCGTACTCATACGACCTGCCCATACTTGAGAGAACTGGCATTGAGCATGCCGCCCGGTGCCCTGTGACGCTGCATGACGGCCTCCACGGTAGCGGTGGTTTCCCGATCCATTTCCTTCTTGAGACGTTCCATGTCCCGGGCGCTAAAGCTGGGCTGATCCCCGCCCTGTCCACCGCCTCCATTGAAGTTGTAGGTTGGGGAGTAGCTCAGGCTCGGGCCTTGTCCCGCAGCCAGTACGCCCATGCGTCCACCCGAACCACGCACGATGGGCATGATGACTTCGGAAGAGCCCTTCTCTCCGATACTGCCGACCTGCCCTCCGCCTGCCATGGGGAAATACTGGTTGGAGTTGACCATGCCGCCGATGGAGTGGCGACGGACGCCTTGCTCAACCCGACCCGATAGTATGCCATCCATGAAAACGTTGCCCTTGGCGCTTTGAACGACGGCACCATTGAGGAAGATATTGCCCTTAGCGCTAGT